ATCAGTCATGGGTAGACTTGTTAGAAGGCAAAGAACCTTCTTACCTACACGATGCAATGACCTATGACCCAGCCTCGAAGAAGCGCCTTCTGATAAACGTACCTCCCGAGCACGCAAAGTCTACGGTCATCACAGTTAACTACTGTGTCTATCGCATAGCCATGGACCCTAACATCAAGATTACTATTGTTTCTAAAACACAGGAGCGCGCAAAAGAATATCTCTACTCCATCAAGCAAAGGCTCAGCCATGAGCGCTGGGCCAAACTACAGGCCGTCTATGGCTCTGCTGGTGGTTGGAAAGAGGACGCTGATACCTGGAAGGCTGACCGAATCTATTTAAGCCGTGACTCAACGGAAAAAGACCCGACTGTTCAAGCCTTAGGTATCGGCGGTCAAATTACTGGAGCACGCTCAAACCTTATCATCTTAGATGACGTGGTGACTACATCTAATGCCCATGAGTGGGAGAAGCAACTTACTTGGTTGCAACGAGATGTAGTGACTCGCCTTGGAGATAGTGGACGATTATTGGTGGTAGGAACTCGTATAGCCTCCAATGACCTATACCGTGAGATTAGAAGCCCTGAACATTGGGTGGGTGGCAAGAGCCCCTTTACCTATCTGGCAATGCCAGCAGTGCTGGAGTATAATGACTCTCCAGAGGACTGGGTAACACTATGGCCCGCTTCACAGATTCCTTGGGAAGGTCTAGATGAAGAAGCAGTTTGCGATGCAAACGGTCTGTATCCTAAATGGAACGGGCCCGCACTCTTTAGACGAAGAAGTGAAGTTAGCGCTTCTGCTTGGGCACTTGTTTACCAGCAACAGGATATACAAGAAGATTCTATTTTTTCCCCTGTCTGTGTACAAGGTTCAATCAACGGGATGCGAAAGCGCGGCCCGCTAAAACCCGGTGCTGCCGGACATCCTGCCCCAGGTGCCTGGTATACCATTATGGGACTTGACCCTGCTATGGCAGGTAACACCGCAGCAGTGATTATGACTGTGGACAGAGGCACCCGCAAGCGATATATTTTAGATGTAGAAAACATGAGGGAGCCTAGCCCTCAAAAGATTCAACGGCTCATCGAAGACTGGGTTACTAAGTACCAACCACAAGAATTGCGTATTGAGACCAATGCTCATCAGAAGGCATATGCCCTAGATGATGACCTGCGCTCATACCTTGCCAATGCTGGCGTGAAGTTCTCTAGCCAGTTCACAGGCAAGAATAAATGGGACACTTCTTTTGGCGTTGCAGCCATGTCCGGCCTATTTGGCACCATGCGTGGTAGCACTCATCAAAATGATAACCTACTTGAACTCCCATCTCAAGAGGGCTCAGAGGGTATTAAGTCTTTAATCCAGCAGTTAATTACTTGGAAGCCTGAGACTAAAGGCAAGACAGACTGCGTGATGGCGTTGTGGTTTTGCGAACTGCGTGCTAAAGAAATTATTGGAAATGCAAGTATCAATCAGTCCTATTTGAATAACAAGTGGGCAACAAAAGCGCAAATGAGTAATCGTTACAAAGTAAATGTCAACGACTATGAATTCTCAATCTACGAATAGGATAAGGATAATACCATGGTATCAAGAGTACAAGAAGGCGGCTCGGGAATGGGTTCCTCTGGAAATTTTTCTAAGGCAGCCAAAACAAGAATTGAAGAAGTACTAGCCACAAAGAAAACCGACAGTGCGCGAAAAGTACTTAGCACTAAAGTTAGTAAGAGTTCCCAAGGCTCCGTCAAAGTAGTCCCACCCACGACTGCTACATCTCGCGCCAATAAAAATAATAATTCAACTACTGGTGCAAGCAGGGCAAAAAGTGGAAGTACAGCAAAACAGTCAGCCGAATTTATTAATGCTCAAAATCAATATGATAAAGCAACTGGAAATTCTAATAGCAAGGTAATTAAAATTCGCACTACTGGTGGATTTAAATAATTTTTAAAACTACGTTAGGACAACATGACAGACATTGACAGCATTGCTAGGCGCGTAGAGAACCTTAAGGTTCGCTTTGCCTCACGCGATAAACGTATGGCTGATGTTATGGCTGTGCGCAAGGGTAACATAGCATCTATCTTCCCAGATATGTTCCCAGATAACATGGAACACCCTATGATTGCCAACTTTGTCGATGTTGCGGCCCGCGATTTGGCTGAAGTACTTGCGCCATTGCCATCCTTTAACTGTTCTGCAACCAATGTAACTTCAGATAGAGGCCGTTCCTTTGCTGATAAGCGCGGAATGATAGCCAACAACTATGTCTATTCATCGCGGCTACAGTCACAGATGTACTGGGGTGCTGACTGGTACTTCTCATACGGATTCCTGCCTATTCATGTAGAGCCAGACTTTGAAACCAACATGCCACGTATTCGCGTGGAAGACCCAATGGGTGTTTACCCTGAGTTTGATAGATTTGGGCGCTGTATTGCATACTCTAAGCGCTATCTTAAGACTATTGGCGAACTTGCCAATGAATACCCTGAGTATGCCCGTACTATCTTAGGTGAATTAGGTTGGAATCAAAATACCAACTCACCTATTGAACTTATTCGCTATATGGATAAAGATATAACAGTCTTCTATATCCCAATGCGCCATAATCTTATTCTTAACGAGGCAAGAAACTTGTTAGGCAAAATGACAGTACACGTTGCACGCCGTCCATCCATCGATGATGACACTCGCGGACAGTTTGATGATGTTATCTATGTGCAGTTAGCCCGTGCACGCTTTGCTAACCTTGCTATGGAGGCTGCTGAGAAGTCAGTACAAGCCCCACTCGTAGTACCACAAGACGTTATCGACCTTCCTATGGGTCCAGACGCAATTATTCGCACTGCCCAGCCTCAAAGCGTGGGTCGTGTGAAACTAGATGTTCCAGCCGCTGCCTTCCAGGAACAAGCCGCACTCCAATCTGAAATGAGACTTGGTGCACGTTATCCTGAAGGTAGGACTGGTAACATTGACGCCAGTATTATTACTGGTCAAGGAGTTCAAGCGCTTCTAGGAGCATTTGATTCTCAAATCAAGGCTGGTCAAACGATTCTTGCAGAGACATTAGAAGATGTTATTAAAACAGCCTTCTGTATGGACCAAGAATTATTTGATATGGATAAGAATGTTCGTGGGGTTGCCCAAGGCACACCGTATGAACTTAAATATCTACCCAGCAAAGATATCAAGGGTGATTACTCTGTTGAAGTTCGTTATGGACTTATGGCAGGACTTGACCCATCTCGTGCACTTATCTTCTCACTGCAGGCACTTGGCGCAGATTTGGTCTCTAAAGACTTTATTCGCCGTGAACTGCCATGGAGCGTGAATGTTACGTTAGAAGAACAACGCATTGAGATTGAAAAAATGCGCGAGAACCTTAGCGCAGCAATTACAGCAAGTGCACAAGCAATTCCAACAATGGCAGCACAAGGTCAAGACCCAACAAAACTTATTCAAAACATTGCCGACGTGATTGAACGACGTCGCAAAGGGGAGAGTATAGAGGCTGCTGCGCTGGCAGTGTTTAAGGCAACATCACCTGAACAACCAGCACAGCCAGAGATGGCTCCACCAGGCACACAGGGCCCAGTTGAACAAGCGCCCCTGTCCCCGGCAGTTCCTGGACAACCCTCTGGTGGGGCCCCTGCACCACAAGGTCCACCGCAAGATTTACAAAGTATTTTAGCAGGCCTAGGAGGCTAACATGGCTACTCGTAAAAAACAGGTAGTTGATGATGACTACTCTAAGTTAGACGGGTATGCTATTGAGTTACATGAATTTTATAAATCGTTGCGCAGGGCAGGATTTAGTGTTGATAATGCTTTGTATATTCTTTCTGCAAAGCAAACGTATCCTGAGTGGATGCAAACAACTCCAACAATAGATGACATTAGAAAACACATTGACGAAGATGAGGACTAAAAATGGCGATACAACAGGTAGTTTCTGGAGTAGGTGCTGGGGCTAAACGAGTCGATAAGAACAATGTAGAGCGCGTACAACGCGTTCAACGCAATGCCCAGATACAACAGGCATCAGGTGGTGCATATGGAGACCGTTTGCGCAATGAAAGTTTAGTACAACAGGCTCCTACTAATGTTCCTACCCCGCCAACGGGTATGCCACCAACACAAACCCCCGTAAACCGTGGACCATCTAGTGATATTTTTGCTGCCACCTCTCATAATAATCCATTATCAGATGGAGCAAAGGGTGGACCTGGCGCTGATTCTAGCGGTGCCCAAACCCCTGTTGATAGTGTTAATCAAGATGCAGTTTTTGCACGTGCAATGCTTGCCGCTAATCCTGGTTCTAGACAACTTTTTATGATGGTTGAAGCATTTAATGAAATGGATGCTAACATTGCCTAGTCCTAGTCTAGCAGAGATTATTAAAAATGATTTAGCAACTGGTGGCACATCTGCTGAACGGATGATGAAAACTCAATTGGCTTCTTTGACCCCAGATAATTATACTAATTTTAACGCTATTACAAATAAATATCCTGGTATGAGCAAAGATTTAGTTATATCTATGGTTCGCCAGGGTTTAAATGCAAACACTCCTGGTATTGACAAAATTACAACCATGGATGGTATTGCTGCTCTTAAAACAGATGCTTTTAACATTAATAAAATTAAACAACAACAAACACCAAATCGTGGTATTTTCGGTTCTGTTGAATCCGCTTTTAAAGAAGGTGTTTATGACCCATTTAAAGGTGCAACGCGTTTAATATTTTCAGGATTACGCTCAATCTATGATGCAACAACAACAGTTACACGTGATGTGTTTGCAATGTCTCACGGGGAAAAAGGTGCAGGCGGACAATTTGTTAAAGATTTAACAGGTGGGGCATTAGCAGATAGCACTGTTGGGCAGTTGTTGCGTGGCAAATCAACTGGTTCTGGTTTCTTTGTTAGCCCCGAAAGTGATGCCGGTAAAGCACAGGCTGCGGCTATGGGCAAGTACGGAAAAATTAATGGTGAGTCTTTTAC